AAGAATTTTACTTTTCCGCCGATGTTGATGTAGCCGCCTGCCGCAGATACAGTCATATCGTTGTTGTCGGTCACCTGCATCTCCCCTTCGAAAACTCCGGTTGTGAAAAATTTTTTTAGCCAATACTCGAAGCTGTCAGCTCCATACACCCGATCATGGTTTTCACTGTCATAGAAAAATGCGTGATCGAGAATTCCACTTCCTTCCTGCGCCATTATGCATCACTCCAATCTATTTTTTCCGGAAGGGCATTACCGAACGTCGGAACAATCCTTCGCCCGCCATATTCATATATTTCCTGAATTTCCGTGATTCGCAGGTCTTCCGTGATACCCCAGGCTTTCTTTTTCACCGTAACCACATCCCCCAGATCATAATTAATCTGGTAACGGAAATTCTCATCCGCGCCGGTATCACACTCAAACGATGCTGAAATAACGGCTCCGTCCAGAGTTTCTCTGCCGCGCGTCTCTAGCGCTGCACGGTATTGTTCCGTGGTCATATTCTCACTCTGGATATCTTTTGCGTCCACGAACACTTCCCTCAGCTCCAGGCCGGAGGCAGAACCCACCTGTACATAGATTCTATCACTTCCCTCTCCTTCGCCGCCCACATACGCCACATTTTTGTACAGCTGGGCGTTTTCCCGGTAAATGGTATCATTCAGATTGTTATAACTTTCTGAAAAGATAACCCGGTTGTTGACGCCCTGGGACATGGTTCTGTCCGTTCCCCGGTACACTTCAAAATAAATTTTCTTCTCATTGAAATCCGGACGGAAGCGGAATCCCAGATTTGCGCTCCGTCCCAATTTTTCCTCGTATACCAGAAGATTTTTATACGTAGCCTGAAATTCCACTCTGTCCGAAAATGCCTGCAAAGCTCCCAGTTCTACCCGTGGAATCTCGGTGACTCCTTGCAGGAGCTGACGCATCGCTTCTTCCACTGTTCCATTGAAATATACGGTAGACTTTATCAGCCTCCGATCCATGTATGACGAAAGGAAACGACCTTTTACTGTGATCTCATTTCTACTATCACTCTCCTCCAGTTTTCTGTCCTCAATTACCGCGGCTTCTTTCTTTCCTTTCTTCCACAGCAGATTCCCGCGCCTTGTCAGCCGGAGATTGTCTGCTGTAATCGGAATGTGAAGTTCGCAGTCTCCCGGTTCAAAATACTTCCTGGTCCATATCAGAGAGGTCTGGTTCTCGACAATTCCCTGGAAATCCAGCTCGCTGTTATATACTCGAATTTCCATCCTACACCCCCAGATAACGGTAGCGGTAAGACACCTCCACCGTCATGTAATCATCGCCGCTTTCCGCCAGATACCCAAGCGTATTAGATCCGTGCTGCAACTGAATGAACTCGGAATCCTCTGATAAATACTCATTTACCTCTTTTTGTACGCCTCCGCGTATCAGATAGGCATGCTTATTATTCGTTTCTGTCGTAATTACCAGCTTGTCTCCTGCTGCCATCTCCATCTTTTTGCCCGATGTTCCCACGGTAATGGATTCTCCCTCTTCCACATGGTAAATGGACGGATTGACCACCGGGCCGGATGCCGTAATGACTATGGTAATTCCGATATTGTCGGCTGCAGATGTGTTATCAATCGTTTTGAGTTTCTCTTCGATTCTGGTTCCAAACTCTTCTCCTTCAGGCTGAAATTCATGTACAAATTCCCACAGAGCCTTCCACCCGGCCATCGTCACCGTCAAGTCGCTGGGGCCTCTGAAAAACGGATTTGGGCACAGCAGGCTTACTGTCGCCCGCCGCGCCCGGTTTTCTCCATCTATATCCACTGATTCCACATAATAGTCAATCGACCTGCTTTCCGCCGCTTCGTTCTCCAGGTACGTAAACACGCCTGCTGCCTTCGGCTTAAACAGGTTATACAAAATCATTCTGTTGGCCTGATGGTCTGCATCCGGCCGGTCCCGCAGGGTCAGCACAATGTTTCTCATCTGCGTGACAGAGCCCTGGTAGGTGGAGCCATCCGTCATCGTATTTTCACTGGACGTCACATTGTTCTGTACGGAATAGATACCGTCACAGCTTTCCAGCAAGAACGGGCTGAATGTGGAACTAAATACCACCTCCATTCCATCCTCATTGGTGCAAATTATTTTTCGCTTCATTTCTATACTCCTAACGCCAATACCAGATTTCTCGTTGCGTTCCGCGTCTGACGGGCTGTTTCAGAAGGACTAAGTTCTTTCGGACTGTAATTGTAAATGTTCTGTGTAAAGCCTCCTCTTCCCTGCTTTCCGTTGCTTCTGGCCAATTTTGACTTGGTTACCATACCCTGGCCCTGTTGAACCTTCATTGTGAGATCTGATTGGAAGACCCCAGTGGTTTCCTGTGCCAGCTCCTCCATTGCCTTTCCTATGCTTCCGCTGTTTTCGCGAATGCCAACCGCGATTCCTGCCGGAATCCATTTTCCGACTTCGTCACGCATGACCCGGGAAGGACTCTTAATTTTCAAAATCTTCTTGGCCGCATGCAAAGCACTGGACGCTGCTTCTTTGGCTGCGTCTGCAATCGCCCCCGCTCCGGATAAAATTCCGTTTTTAATACCGGAAATGATATTGGAGCCAATTTCCTTCCAGTCCACATTCGTGAATTCCTTCTTGATTCCGGAGACAATCGTCGGAATTTTGCTCAACAGATCTGGAACAGCTCGAATCAGGCCCGCTGCAAGCTGGCCGATGAGTTCAATTCCTTTCTGCAGAAATTCCGGCGCATGCTTTCCTGTTGTCTGTACAAGCTGTATGATCACTTTCGTCATGGCAAGAATGATAGACGGAATACTATCAATCAGGCCCTGCGTCAGATTTCCTACCAGCTTTACACCGGCCTGCAAAATCGTCGGTAAATTTTTCATTACCACCGCCAGCAGTTCGCTTATCAGCTTTCCACCGCCTTCTATCACAGTCGGTAAGTTGTTCAACATTCCCAGCGCCAAGTTGCTTACAAGCTCTACACCGCTGTCCAATACCTGAGGCATCTTGCTTTCAATGGACCCTGCGACAGCCTGAATAATACTGTCGTCTGCTCCTAAAATATCCTGGCTGCTCTGAAACAGATTTTCCTGAAGTACCGTGACCAGTTCTCTGGCAGCGCCGCCCCAGTCCACCTGCCTGGCCGCGTAGATGATCCCCTTCGGCAGTGTCTTGACAATATTCAGTCCCATCGGAACCAGATTCTTGTTGAAGAATGTAATGGCGCTGTCGCACAGCTCCTGCATGGCAGGTCCCACATTTTCACCCAGGGCCAGATTTCCCAACACATTTGTAAAGGCAGACTTCACAGAAGCCAGCGAACCGGAAAGCGTCGTAGCTGCCTCCTTCGCCGTCGTCCCGGTGATATCCAGTTCTCCCTGGATAACATGAATTGCCTCGTACACATCCGACAAATTATCCAGATCGTATTTCACTCCGGTTATCTTCTGTGCATCCTTCAGCAGCCGCTCCATTTCCGACTTTGTTCCACCGTAGCCCAGCTTCAGATTATCGAGCATTGTGTAGTTCTGCTTGGCGAAGCCCTGGTAAGCGTTCTGGATACTGCTCATGTCCGTGCCCATCTTGTTGGCATTGTCTGACATGTCGGTGATGGCCATATCGGTGATTTTGGCCGCTTTCTCTGTATCGCCACCCAATCCCTGAAGCAGGGACGCCGCGAAGCCCGTGGCCGTCTCCATATAGGCGTTGGCCGAAAGCCCTGCGGTCTTATATGCCTTTGTCGCATATGCTTTCACCGAATCCGCGCTGTCTTTGAACAGAGTCTCAATACCGCCGATACTCTGCTCCAGAGCTGCTCCTTCGGTGATAGACGCTGATATGGCTTTTCCGATTCCGGCTGCGGCCAATGCCTTCGTTGCCGTACTGATCAAGGTTTTTCCCAGGGAACTTCCTGCCGATTTACCTGCTTCCGCCGGATCATTTCCAAGCGCCTGACCAATCTTTCCCTTAATACCTTCCGCCGACGGGATAATCTGCACATACGCTTTCGCCAGCTCTGTCGCCATCAGTCCTCACCTCCCATGATCGCCGCACGCGCCTTTTCAAATTCTTCCGCGGTGTCATACGCCTCCAGTTCCCCTTCGTCCTGTTTTCCTGTAAGCAGATCCACAATCGAACCGGGACGATTTTTCCCTGTCTCGGCGTCTTCCGTCTTACTCCACACCAGAAAACTGAGTCTGTCTACCGCCGCTGCCAGAAGCAGCACCTCCGGCTGAACCGCAATTCCGGACAGTTTCATTTTGATTCTGGAATCATCCCTCAGTCCGGCCGCAAGCACTGCCGCTGTCTGGACCGGCAGTGCCCTCATATCCAGGACGCCATACGTTTCCGCGAAATCGCACAGCAACGCATTTCTGTCTGTCGCCATCATACCGGCGAGGGTTGTCAGTTTTTTCCCTGATCATCAAAGGCTGCGAAGATTTCTTCAATCGCATGGCTGATCTCGTTTAACGGCACTCTGCCGTCCTCCGTCCGGACTGAATCATACAGGGCTTTTCTCTGCTTCTTACCCAAAAGCAGTTTGGTAACCTTGGAAATCCCCAGAGGGTCGTCATCGTCCTTCATTTCAGCCAGAGCGTCCACCAACTCCATGTTGTCTATCACATTTTCGTCCACCTCTACGGCAAATCCGTTGTTCAACACAATCTGCTTCATTATTCCGCTCCCTTCGCACTGATGTACTCATAATGAGTCTGGCCGGACTCATCCGGAACGGTACTGAGTGTGGTTTCATACCCTACCGGATCCCCATCATTATAGACTACCTCGCCTACCTCTGTAACTTTGGCGCTGGGAATTACGATTCTCTTCAGGACACCGCCTTTCATGACCATATCCACCACCCAGGAGCATTCCTCCTGTTCCTCACTGTTGGCCTTAATCGTAATACCCGTTTCCAGTGTTCCAGTCACATTGCCGTCTCCATATACCGCCTTCAGTACCTCCACATTCAGCGCCTCAATGAGCTTAAACTTGAAGGTATCCTCTTTTTCCGTCATCGTATGAAGTACAGTATCGCTGCCCCAGGCTTTCACCTTGTCATAACTGGGCGAGTTGGTATTGCTCAGTCCATCCTCTGAACAATATCCCAGATTCTTGAATGCCTCGTCCAGCGCTGTCTTTGCGTCTGTCGGCAGCGCCGTACCAAGCGGAGCGCGGAATACCGCGCCGCCCGTCTTCGGCTTTCCGGTCGTCACATTTTTTGCTTTCATGTCTTTCCTCCTGTAAAATCAGAAAAATACCAGGTCATATACGGCCTGATATCGGTAACGCTTTGTCTGCGTGTCTGTGAAATTGTAATCTGTATTGAGCTCGGCCTGGCTGATGGAATCCAGCTCCACGATGTCCTCCATTGCGTCCTTCACCTGCTCATTCAGCTCCGCCGCCTGAAGAAGCGTCTCTCCGTAGGACTGCAGCGCCAGCATCGCCGAATTGATATAATTCTTTCTCCCGCTGCCTGTCTTCTCAATGATGACATACTGCTTGGGCGGCTTTTCTGGTTCCTCCATGTAGACCGGCACATCCAGCTTATCCGAAAGGTAATCCAATACCGTTGTCTCAATCATCGCTTACTCCCTTCACCGCCTTCAGAACCGTATTTTTTAACAGGTTTTCCCGCTTCGCTTTCCGGTTCACTGCCGCAATGGATGCGTTTACACGGTTCTTCCCTTTCTGGTAGGATACTTCGTATCCGTCTCCAAGCTTTGCCTTCGCTTTATAGGCATATTCTTTGCATACGTCCATCATCTCCGCGGACTGCAGCAGCTCCCGGACTCCCTTCCGATTCAGTTCGATTTTGTACTGCACCTTTTTAGCCATACCGTTCCACCGTCACCTTCTTATTCCACTGAAGCGGAAGCAGCGCTTCTATGCCTTGCACCGGCAGCCCTACGGTACGCCACTTCTCACCGAAGAATTCCACCGTCCGGTCTTCCCAGACATGGGTGTCGCCTTTCGGTATTGCCAGTGTATACACTGCTTTCTTCCCGCTGAGATTCGTGGTCTCCAGCACATCTTCCCCGGATACCGGAGCTATCAGGACATTTTCCACCGTTACCGGTGTTTCTCTGTATATTGGCCGGTGAAATGCATCCTCGCCGATCTGTTCCTTCTCATACAGCAGAATCGGTATCCCCTTTAATCTCATAAATTTCTCTCACTCCCATCCGCTGTCTACGAAGCCCCAGTCTGGCCAGCTCGGACTTTTTGATAAATAGGCCGCCGCCCGGCACCAGGTACGTACCGGAAACGGAATATCCCAGCGCCGACTCTGACATCTGAGACAGGGGCTCTCCGTCTGTGGAAGTCATCAGCGTCCTGGCCGCCACATCGACCGTTACGGATTTCACCACATTGGCCAGAATCGGCGTCTGTTCCATCATGGCGTCCAGATCCTTTCCGACCTTGACCGCTTCATACCGGAGGCTGTCCGAGATCACCGGTAGGAGCTGTTCTGCCCGCTCCTGTTCTGACGGCGACATAGGCCGCCATAATGCGGCCATTTCCTTCATCGTCGCAAACGGTTTCATTACGCATCCCCTGCCTTTTTACCCCGCTTCCTTGCAGGCTTTTCTGGAATCTCTTCCTCTTCTTCGTCAAAAGGCGTCTCTTCATCCGCTTCGTCCATTGCGTCCGTTACTTCTACCCAGTTACCGCCACTGACGATAGAGGCTGTCTCAATGACAGCCCCCGTCTTCGTATTTTTATACTTCATCCTACGCCTCCTCTGCAATGCGGGCAAACGCCTCCGGAACCAGGATAGCCCAGCCCAGATAGAGCTCCGCGCGGATGTACACCTGATTGTAGCCCTTCAGGTCCTTGCCGGAATTATCCGGATCACCATACTCGATGATTTCCAGCGGAATCTCCTTGGAATAGCCCCACTTGAAGCCGCTCTGGAAGTCTCCAACAATCGCGTGATCTTTGGCTGTGGCAGCGCCGGACACGGTGTTATTCACATCGCAGGCCATTCCATTGAAGGTGCTCGGGGATGCCCCAAAAGAGAATTCCGGATACTGCTTGATGCCGTTGGCTTTTACCTTCGCCATAGCAGCGCCGAAGGTCTTGGACAGCGCCAGACCGTTCACATCCCATTCGGAACCGTCTACCAGAGCAATCGCCGCCTCCAGGTTCTCATCCGGTGTTTCCCCCGCATAAGTCACCTTCTGAGTAACCTTGGCGTCAAAGTGATTAGTTCCCACTACAGCGGATGCTGCCTTAGTTCTCGGATTCAGGCCGTGCATCGCCGCAAGGTCCAGGCCCTTTGCCACCTTCTTCGCAAAGCCGTCATTGAATGCGGTCAGAATATCGATCTGCGCCTCCTCTGTCGCATACATAAACTCATTGGATACTCTTGCGCCGTACTCAAACTTAATCGGCACAATGGATACCGGCTCCAGGGTGATGCCACCCTCGGTCTTCTTACCGCCCTCCGCCACGATATCAATATCGTTGTCCATAGAGAACACGAACTCCTTCAGACCGTTAAAGGGAATCGGAGTCTGCGCGCACAACGCTGCCAGAGAGGACTTCCCTCTTACCTTGGTCATCAGATCCGTTACCAGTGTCTGGTCAAATAAATTTCCTCTGTTTGTTGCCATACTTTTTATTCTCCTTTCATACCTGCGAGCATTTT